ATCTATATCATAGCCCCATTGCAGGGCTAATCGACTTCGTAGCAATTAGCCTTACTACAGGGCTAATCGACTATTACGGGATGAGTCCTTATTAGACCTCTTCCTTTTATTCCTATTTACACCCACTACACATGGGTCTGGAATATCTATATAACCCCGATGGGCTTAATATCTATTATACTGTGATATTCGGGTTTTGTCAAGTAGTTTCTCACATTTATTATATCTTTTTGTTATAAAAGACTTGACAAATGCTCAGATCGCAGTATAATAGAGTGTATGACAAATAAAAAAGAACTGACAACAAAGCAGGAAGCATTTCTTAGCCACTTAACTGAAGTAGGGGGTGATCCGCGAAAAGCAGCAGAGATGGCAGGGTACGCTGAATCTAGCACTAATGCAGTTGTTAAGTCTTTGAAGACGGAGATCTTAGACTTAGCAACAAACATCTTAGCCCAGTCTGCACCGAAGGCTGCTATGAAGCTTGTAGCAATCATGGATAGCTCAGAGCCTATACCGCAAGCAAACATGCGAATACAGGCAGCACAGACTATCTTAGACCGTGTAGGTTTAGGCAAAACAGACCGTCTCGATGTTACTGTCAACACAAATGGCGGTTTGTTTATTTTACCCGCAAAGAACGAAATAGTCTTAGAAGGTTCTTATGAGGAGATCTAGCAGTACTATTCCATTTGGTTATAAGCTAGATGAAGGTAACGTAGAGTTACTAACTGCTATACCCGAACAGCTCGAAGAACTAGACAAGATGATAGAGATGATTAAGCAGAAGACACTAAGTCTGCGCGAAGCAGCCATGTTCTTAGAACACAAGACCGGAAGGACTATTAGTCACATGGGTTTAAAGAAGATAGCAGACAAGCGCGATGACTGATTGGGAATCAAACCCAGATAACTACGCAACAGACAATAACGGAGAGTTCATACTCAAGGTTGATGGTACGCCGCGAAAGAAGTCAGGAAGAGCTAAAGGATCTAAAAGTCGTGGTTATACTTATCATTCTACAACTAAAGCAAAAATGGACGCAAAGAAGAGCGTCAGAGAAAAACAAAAGAAACTTAAAGCAGCTCAAACAAAAGTAGAGAGCTACAAGAAGTCAATAAACACCACTACAAAGACTTTGAATAAACTGGACGGCAATGCAGCTTCAAACGTAACAGAGCAAACGGACATAGATAACCTTCCAAACGCTCTAGCAGAAGAAGCAAAAGAAGAGATTATCTTCAAGGCCAACGAAGGCCCACAAGAAGACTTCTTAGCAGCCTCAGAAACAGACGTTCTGTACGGTGGAGCAGCAGGGGGAGGTAAGTCCTATGCCATGCTTGTAGACCCGCTTAGATACGCTCACAGATCCGCTCACAGGGGTCTAATCATAAGACGCTCGATGCCAGAACTACGAGAGCTTATAGACAAAAGTAGAGAGTTGTACCCGAAAGCATTTCCGGGCTGTAAATACAAAGAGGTGGAGAAGCTTTGGAACTTCCCAAGTGGCGCTAAGATTGAGTTTGGCTTCTTGGAACGTGATGCAGATGTTTATAGGTATCAGGGTCAGGCATATAGTTGGATAGGGTTTGATGAGATTACACATCTGCCTACAGAATTTGCTTGGAACTACTTAGCTTCAAGACTTAGAACCACCGATTCAGAGATTGTGCCTTATATGCGTTGCACAGCAAATCCGGGCGGTGTAGGAGCTACATGGGTTAAGAAGCGTTACATAGACCCCGCTCCGTCATACGAGTCTTTCACAGGCCATGACGGACTAAGCAGAAAGTTTATACCTGCTAGATTGCAGGACAATCCGTTCTTAGCGCATGACGGAAGATACGAGAAGATGTTACAGGCCCTGCCGCCAACACAGCGACAACAGCTTTTAGATGGCAACTGGGACGTTTCAGAAGGTGCAGCGTTCACAGAGTTTGTACCACAGCTACATGTTATCACGCCGTTTGACATCCCAATAAACTGGGAAAGAGTTAAAGGAATAGATTACGGCTATGCGTCTGAAAGTGCTTGCATATGGGGAGCAGTTGATCCCAGTGACGGCACACTGATCATATACAGAGAATTATACCAGAAAGGGCTATTAGGCACAGAGCTTGCAAGCCTAATTACTAACATGGAGTTAGAAGACCCCTTCAGCGTCCAAGGAGTGCTTGATACAGCGTGTTGGAGTCGAACAGGTACTACAGGCCCAACAATCGGTGAAACGCTTCAGAGAGCCGGACATAAGCTCAGAAGAGCAGATAAGAATAGGATACAAGGAAAAATACAAATCCACGAATACTTGAAAGTCATGCAAAGCGGTAGGCCCAGAATACAAATACTAAACACATGCCCTAACCTGATACGCGAACTGCAAAGTATTCCTCTGGATAAACGCAACCCAGAAGATGTAGATACACATGCGCCTGACCATGCTTATGATGCGTTAAGGTATTTGATTATGTCACGGCCACGTATTAATGATACGTTAAATCAAATGCGGCAGTTCCATAGAGAAAGAATCTACGCTCCTGTTGATTCAACTTTTGGATATTAAAAAAAAACTAAAATAAAAAAGAGGAAGAAATTATGTCAACAGCTACAGGTCAAGTAAACATCCGTAAAAACATTAACGATGGGGCAACAGCTTCAGACGTTCGTCTTCTGTCAGAGCGCGTTGGCGCACAAACAGAAGTAACTACAGCTACTATTGCAGTAACTGATGACACTCACACTGACGTTAGCTTTACTCAGCCCGCAGGAACTATTATCCGCAACTTGATTGCTATCCCTGCCGGAAACATTGTAACAGGTGGAACAAGCGGCAATGACGTAGACTTTAGTCTGGGTACGGCTGCTGGTGGTGGGCAGATTATCGCTACTGAAGCTATTCTAGATGACGGCGGTTCTGCTGTAACTTGGGCTGCTAATGCTCCTTTGTATCTTATTAAAGATTCACACGGACATGCAGCTAACCAGTTTGTAACTACCTCTGTAACCGCAGGTGTTGTAGGCGGCCCCGCTACTTCAGAAGCTATTGTAATTGCAAGCACTTTGTACTCTGCTGCTGATCGTACACTACATGCTCGTTTAACTCCTATTGGAGCTGATCTAGCTACTGCTGCAACAACTGTTAAGTACATCGTTCAGTTCCAAGCACTATAAAACTAAGTAATGTGCCTGCCTGATTCTTTGGATGACGGCAGGTTTAACTGGAGGCTAGAATGAGAAAACCTAAAATTACTGCGCGTACTAAATATAGTAATGGCGGTTTAAATGCTAAAAAAACTTTTGATGGTGTTGGAAGTCTTGAAGCTTCAGCAGGAGGCGATCAAAACTATCGTTCTGGAAATGTTACAGCGTCTAGAAACATAGGTGGAGCAAGAGTAAGCGCCAGTAAGTTTAAAGACTCTATGGGAAACTCAAGCTCAAACTATAGTGTAGAAAAGCAGTTAAAAAATAGATCTTCAGTAAGCGCACACAAATCTCAAAACAGCATGGGTGCTTCTTACAACAAACAAACTAAAGGCGGGACAAACCTTAGAATAGGCGCAAGTAGAGATGCTCGTGGTGCTTTATCTGCCAGTATGTCTATTTCTAAGCCGCTATAAAGGAACACTGAATGAATAACGAAAAAGACGAATTATTTGGAAACGCCGGAGAGATCTACTTTGAACCTGTTGAGGGCGAAAGTGGTCTTGACTTAACGCTTGAAGAATCTATTCGTCTTCAGTTTGTTGGTTTAGTGCAAGATCGTTTTGCACAAGCAGAAACAGCTAGAGAACATGACGAGCGCAGATGGCTGCAAGCCTATCACAATTTCCGTGGACTCTACGGTAAGAATGTACGTTTCCGTGAATCAGAAAAGTCTAGAGTTTTTATTAAAGTAACTAAGACTAAAGTAATTGCAGCGTTTGGGCAATTAGTAGATGTAATGTTTGGAACAGGGCGTTTTCCTATTGGAGTTAAATCAACAGATATTCCTGAAGGTGTCCCAACTTATAGTCATTTAGATATGGCCCCAAGCATTGAATCAAGCCTGCCTGAAGTTCCAGAAGAAACAGAACAAGAACAAGAACAAGAAGTAGTTAATCCGTTTGATGTTGGCTATGAAGGTGACGGAAAAGTATTAAAGGCTGGAGCAACTTTTTCAGCAGGCGAATCTGCATTTGAACAAGCCCTTAAAGAAAATGATGCACAGATTATAGCTGGCCCCAGTTCAGACCCACAAGTTCCTGAAATGTCACCTGCTAAAAACTCAGCGCGGTTGATGGAAAAACTTATACATGATCAAATTGAGGAGTCTAACGGGTCTTCAGAATTACGTAACGCTTTATTTGAATCAGCTTTATTTGGAACTGGCGTAGTTAAAGGCCCGTTCAATTATAATAAAACGCTTAACCGCTGGGACAAAGACGAAGAGACAGGCGAAAGAATGTATAATCCGCTTTCTGTACGTGTTCCGCGTATTGAGTTTGTTTCTATTTGGGATTTCTTCCCTGACCCTAATGCAACAACAATTGATGATTGTGAGTATGCATTTCATCGTCACAAAATGAACAAGTCACAGCTTAGAAGTCTAGCAAAGCTACCGCACTTTAACAAAGAACAGATCCGCGCTTGTTTAACAATGGGTTCAAACTATGTTGAAAAAGACTATGAGTCTGAATTAAAAGATGATCATCGCGGTGAAGAATATGGTGCTGGTCTTTTTGAAGTTTTAGAATATTGGGGAGTTATGGATGCTCAATACGCAAGAGAAGCAGGCATGGACATCCCTGATGAGGTTGATGATTTAGATGAAGTACAAGTTAATGCATGGATTAGTAATGGTAAGCTGTTACGTGGGGTTA